CCCATTCGTTCAGCGGGATGCGCTCCATCTTGGTATGCATATAAGTCGAGTTATCGAAATACTCGCAGTTCGCGCAAAAGCGACGGCGGGCAACCTTTTCCTCAACGTCCCACGCTTTCGCTACGCTCTTCCAGAATTCTTTATTAGCACCAGGCTCAATCGAGGGGGCTTCTGGGCCAAGCTGCCAGTTCTCGATGACCACCTTCGTGTTCTTTCGGTTTTCCGAAGGCGTGACAAATGGGGATTCCGATGGAATGCCGCCAAATCCTTCGATCATCATAAAGTCTTTCATGCCATTACCCTCAAGTGATCTGACGTCCCGAAATACGGATGACAATCGTGTTTGACGCCGATGCTAGTGTAGAAAGAAAACCCCCTGCACTCAGACTATGGCCAGTCAGCTCAGGGAATGAATACGACTCGTTCGCCGCGATCTCTCGGATCGAGGTGATCAAGTTAAAGTTAGCAGCCGAATCTCCGCTCTTGCCGAGATTGACGGAAATAGTCGCTGCACTCGCGCCCACGTTCGTCGCAGTGATCGTGTCTAATGTAGTCAGCGTATTAGCAGGCGAAGTGTACTGAGTGGTCTGCACCGCCTCTGCATATTTCGACTCGACTAATACTTTCAGTGTTGATGCCATATCGTTCTCACTGCTGAACTTGCGTAATTTCAATCATCGCACAAGGCGAGGACGGGGCGAATGCCGTTGCAGCGACATTTGTGGGAGACATCGTTGTATCGTCTACCGCCCACATCAGCTCGATATAATCCCCAGCGTTGAGCGAGAAAAATTGCGAGACAGGAATGTTTTGATATCCGTTATTACTTGCCAGCGTTCCCACAACCGCACTGCGTGGATAATTCGTTGTCCCGTTGAGTCGATACCAAACCCAAGCACTCTTTGTGTTGGCGCTGGTCGAACTAAACTGCATCCGTGCGTTGAACTGATACAGGCCAGACTCCGAAACTGTTAACTGAGTCGCCGGTGTCCCACCCACGCTAATTCCGTCTGCGATCTCCGTATTATCCCAAGCAAGCGCATAAGCCGTATTAGCCGATGCAGGCGTTACACCTGTCGAGTTGCTGAATTCACCGTAATACTTCTGTTGCTGGATAGTAGGACGAACGAAAATCTCGCCATCCGTTGTGCCTACATGAAGCACCGCAGCAATCGGGATCACATTATTTGGCGCGGTGGGTTTGACGTTCGTTAAAGCGCCCGCAACCGTTGGGCTTGGATACAACACATCACCCACGCTAAATGCGCTCGTATCAACGTTGCGAACATGGCCCCAAACAGCGCAATAACCGACCTCCCCGCTATCAGGAAGATCGTGTGCCATGATCCCGAGGATATACAGAGAAGGGGTTGACCCATCCGCGAGATATGGCGCAGCAGATAATACGTTTTGAGCGCCAACACCCACAAAGCCCACCGCTGACCCTTTGGGAATCAGTGTGCCGGTCGTGTTCTCAACGCGAGCGTAAGAGTCCATTCCGATGGATTGAGTGACGTCGTACTCCATCCCGATTTCGATGGTCTTATCTGCTTTGTCCCAAACTAACCGCCGCTCTTTGTTTGTGTGCGGAACGTTAGGCGCAAAGTCGATATAGTCGATATTCGGTTTCTGAATAGACGCCAGCGCAAGATTAGATTTGGTGATGGCTAAATCACCCAAGATCGTGAGCTGCTGGATCGTGTCGGTGCTGATCTCATCAACACTCGCAAACAAGTCCTCAAACTGCTTGATCTGCTCGTGCGTCGTCAGGAACGTCGCAAGCTGATCTCTCGACAGACTGAGCTTCTTCGCGGCCATTAGTACGCTAACGGCTCAAGTTGAACCTCAAGCCGTCCGAATGTGATATGAGCCACGCTGGTGCCTTGGAAGCGCTGTACGCGCTGTGTGTACATCTGCCCCTGCTTGAACCATACAAGCCGCTTGAGGCGCTCTCCGTCCGTTCCAGCGGCTATCGTGAAGTCTTGGCTCCAGTTGATGCCGTCAAACGTGTAAGACGTCGAAATCGTAGGGGTAGCACTGGGTGCCACACTTCCCGTCAGCGCAACTAGCTCAAGGCGATTGAAGATAACCCCTCGGCTCTCGTTGTAGAGCAAAGTTGTTGCAAATTCCCAACGCACGTTATCGCCCCAATGGGTACTGACGTTATCGCTGAAATAGCCGATGTTGCTCGACTGCGGATCTCCGACAAGCCACTGGTCGTAGCACCACACAAGGTTCTGCGCTCGATACTGAGCAAAGTCCGTGTCAGTGCTTACAAGGATCACCCAAACCGGCTGCTGCAATTGCTGAGAGGCCGTAAGGTCGTAGATAAACGTTTTGTCGGGGAGATGCACAAAGAGCTTTTGGCCGTCCTTGTCGAAGAAGGCTTCGAGCTTGGAGGTAGCGAGTTGTGCTTCCGTGTACTCAGCGAGCAGCGCGTCAATCTCTGGCGTGCTTAGTTTCTCGGTTGAAGAGTTTGCACCGACGTAGATCGCGGGGGCTTCGTTGCGACCGCTTCCCAGAAAGGCGATTCGGTCAGCAAATACACAGCAAGCGTGCGTGCCGACGCAGCCCTTCTCGATCTGCGCGCTATCAATGCGTTGGAACGGAAAGAAGTCGCCGCCGACATTCTGGAACACTTCGATGGTGTAACGGTTCAGCGCATAAATCTCATCGCGTAGTTTGAGCAGCGCGGAGATCGGGTCAGGGTCAACCTCAGATGATCCATAGCGGAACGGGTTAACCGAGAAAGGATCTGTGATGTCGGTAACGACCAAGAACTCACCGTCCGTGGTCATGAAGTAACCATCCACCCATACGACGTCTAAAACAACGCCGAGGTCAGGGTCAGTAACCTGAGTGAGCGTCGTGCCGTCCCAATAAAAAAGATTCTCATTTGACGCGATCGCAAGATACTCAAACGAGTAATCAAGGGTGACGTATTTACCGTCATCTCCTACATCGCCCAATTCTGTAACTGTGCCGTCACTCGCAATGCTTACGAGCTTTGATCCCATGACGCGATAGCACACATCGTTCCAATTGATGCCGCCGCGATCTGTACCTGGCCCCGTACCGTTTTGAATAATGCCCCAAGCCGGACGCATATAGCCCGCGCTCACACCGATAGCTTTTGCCACCGGCAGCATATTGATGGGATACGAGACGCGATAAGCGGGTGCGTCATTCGTATAGATGCCGTTTAAGATAGGTAATTGCATCTCACCACTTAACCTTGTTCGCCCACCACGCCGCGCTCATCTTTCCTTTGGCGATGTTAGCTGCGTGCCTAGACTTAAAACTTTTACGCCGAGCCGTGTCTGATTTTGATTCGCCTTTTCGTTTTGGTGAACCACTGACACCCTGTTGCCCGAACCGGATGGTCTTAACCTTGTCGCCTTCCTTAGCAACGACAACGTGAGACTTTGTAGGGTGGTTTGGCGTGCGTTTGGGCTGGTTGTATCCAGAAACGCCAGCTCTCGTTAGCCGAGAATCTTTTGCCATGCCTCACCTCTACGGTGCAGAGTCAACTTGAACGGTAATCGTTGCGCTATCTAAAACAACTGCGCTTGCTGCTTGGCGAATTTGCACATAAAGCTCTCGCTCTGCCAGTCCACTTGTTTCTGTCAGAGTGTAGTCTCTCTGTGTTCCTAAGTTCAGCCATACGCCCGGAGTTGCGCCGCCAGTTGTGCCGCCGCCGACAACACCGCCTGGGCCACCACCAACCGGCGACCAAGTAGCGTAAACCTCAAAGTCGGACGCAGATCCATAGAGAAGCCATTGATTTGATAACGGGATCAATACACCTGAGACGTTCGTAACCCAAGCCTGCCCAGACCCATCAAGCCGATAAGTTGCGGTAGCGGTGCCGCCAATCCCAGCCAACGACGTATTTGTTGCAAATGCATCGTTAATGTTGACGGGATTTCCCTGCTCTCGCAGGGTTCGGACAGCAAATGTCATTAGCTAAACGCCTTGAGCAGTGACGCGTACCAAGTAGTGCCAATATAGGTTGCGACCAAGAAATCCTCTGCACTGGCTGCCGTTGACAGCGTAGGCGCTAAACCTAGCGACCACACAAAAGAGGCAGGCCATGTAATCGTTCGAGAACCCGTCGCATCCTGAGTAAATAGCACGTTGATCGTCTGACCATCGGCAGGATTATCGAGAGTGAACGTCGTTACGTTCTCCGTCAGCGTGACGGTGAATACGTTGGAGTCCGTGCAATCAATTGTGAGCGTGTTCGCGGAGCTGGAATCGGCCACTGGGGTCGTTTCAGCGTGGCCCGTGAAGTTCGCGCCGTCGATGACGGGGGTCTGCGGCGCCAGG